CATACCCATCTGCTTCATCAACAAGAAAAGCAGTTTCAATAGGCGGTGGCTCGGTTTCGCTTCCAAGCTCGTTCACTCTAGCTATTAGTCCCACAAGTCCAAATGCTGGTGAAGATCTAACCATAACCGCTACGGCTCAGACAATATCTGGCGTACCTCAAGCTGGAGTAACGGTAACAATAACCGTTAGCAGTGGTCCTGACGCTGGAAGCACTCTGACCGCTACGACTAATTCTTCTGGAGTAGCAACAATAACCGTAAGAACAAACTCTCAGGGAACTGCTGTCTATACGGCTACAGCAACAGTCAATGGTGTGGCTAAAACTGTTTCGGCAACTGTTAGCTGGAATCCTCCAGTAACTACTGTTCCACCCATAGTGACTACAACATCAACCAGTAGTACAACGACCTCCGTACTGCAACAAACAACAACACTGCCAGAAGTTGTTCAAACAACGACAACGGCATATTTAATTTTGCCATTGCCACAAGAAGTGACGACCACCACAGAATTATCTCCAGTACCAGACCTCGGGATATCTTCATCCCCAAAGACTACCGTTCATGACCACTCAAAGCACTCGCACGGGATTCTTCCAGAGACCGGGAGCAGCTCGTCGAACGGAATAAAACTTGCTCTCTTTATCGTCTTGCTTGGCTGGATAATCATGTCAATTCGTGGAATTTTCTCGGATTCCAAAAAAAGCAGAAAAGGAGCATGATATGGCTATGAAAAAAGAATTATGCACCAACATATTGATGCGCATCCTTGCAACCTTTGCAGCCTCTGGTCTTGGCGTGATCGGAGCCGGAGCTGTAGCTGGAGTTCCCCTGTGGAAGGCTGTATTTATGGCTGGTATTGCTGGTGTAGCCAGTGTAGTTGAAGGACTATCACGGGCATTCCTTGATGACGGAAAGCTAACTATTAGTGAAATAAATAACGTTTTTAAGAAATACGAGCGCGGTGATGTATCAGATCAAGGGTCTGACCAGGGAAAAAGAACAAAAGAAATAATGGACAGACGCAAAGAAAGCAAATCTGGAACTACTACTATCCCATGATCCAGAAAAATTATGCTATTTTAAACTTGAGCGAGATAAGCAAAAACGTATTTAAAAATTAAAATTTATCTAAAGTTGGCCGGACTTAACAAATGAATCAAAGACAAGAGATTGAGCAAATCTGGCACAACGATCACCATGTGTTGAGCCTGCGCATCAACAGAGCAGACCTTGAAATTATGGATATCGTTTGTCCCGCCTCGGAGCCAAGCGCTGATTGCTTAAACTCGCACGGCGAATGTCTTGTCCAGTGGTTCATATCGCGCTATGGCATGGATTGCAACGGCGGCGTGTGTATGGCAAGCCAAAATATGGAAATATGTTGGACAATTATCGGGGAAAAAGAAAATCCAGAATCTTCTCAGTTATGGTTCATGCCATTAAGTGATGAGGTTTTTCAGGCTTGGCTTACGTCCAATTCGGAGCATTAAAAGCTGATCAGACATTTCCTCAGCCTTTAGACTTTTCCTGATGTGTTTGCTGCGCCTTGCTGTCTCGAATATAGCAAATTCTCCGTCTTCCGTTATCTGCCATTGATCTTTGTTTACTCTTTTCAAAAATCCAGATTTACTTAAAAAATCAAGGCTTCTGGCCATATCGGCGTAGCTTCTTCCATCCCACGTCCCGGTAAGGCAATTTTTTAAATTATCTTTCGAAAATGGTCTTTGTATCATCTTGGCGTAACACAAAGTTGTGTATCTTCTAGAATTGTATTTAAGTTTGTTTTGCGTCATTAATCCCGCATGATATTACCAAGGATCGCGTTCCGCAACTTCACTATTGAGATTTTGGGTTTCACTAATTGTTTTAATTATCTCTGTAATGTGCTGCATGTCAGGTTGATCAATAACGGCTTTTAAATTTACTTTGTATAAATTATGCCGGTTTATTTTTGTTTTTGAAACAAGGTCAGCAGCAATAAGACTCTTCACTGTTTTGTCAATCATTGTCTCACTTAGGTCAAGATAAACAGAAATCGCCCTTATCGTCATCGTAGGATCTTCTATGAGGGCGATCAACACTCTCCCTGTTGTTGACAGGAGCGAAATGGCGTCTTCACGGTGATACCGTAAAACTTTTTTCCTGTCGAGGGTCCTGAGTATTTTCTCTACTGCGAGGTCACTGGAGCCGTCGTTAATCGCGATAGCTTCCGAGATTGCTTTTTTAATGTCTTCTGATTTTTGATTTTTCATAGGATAACAACATGACTGTCATTTAATGGTGTACTATCTGTGATGTCACTGCGACTCTTACTGAGATAACTCTTGGTTTGGTTGTGGTGCTTCACATATCAAACAATAGCAGGTTGGTGGTAAATGCTCAAGGATGCTCTGTTAAACCTTATGAAAAATAATGATGGGGACAAGTGTAAGCTTGGCAAACTCATTGGAGAATTAGATAAAGAAACAGCTGAAATGCTGTCCAACGCTCTGCGAAGTAACGTCGCTACGACTGTGCTCTGCAGAACTCTCAACAACGAAGGAATCAAGATTAGTAGAGAGTTTCTCGGCACACAGAGAAAGCAATGCTTCTTGTCCCCGGGCAGTTCACCTAAATGCTGTCTAAATAAAACGGATGCCAATCAGGAGAACAACAATGAGTAAGTCCCTTAAAAATAGCCTAGAGGCAATTACCGATCAGTCCAATAAGGAGACTCACACAAAAAAGGTAATGGGAGACATTGCCGAGATGTTGTCCCGAAAGGGTATTGACCCATCGGAAGTCGGGGCAATAAATAGAATTTCTCTTTATCAAACTGTCACGAAAAATGATCTAGGGGAAACAGAAGTTCACGATCTTCAGGCTATTCAATTTAGCCCATCTTGGGAAAGTGGGCCACAGTGGCCGATGGTGACCCAGGGTCCGGCCATAAAAATTGACAATCCAAAGATAAAAGCCGAAGAACCAAAAGGGTGGCATACGGCCGTAGTGGTTCCTGATATCCAAATTGGTTATTACAGGAAATCTCTTGACGATTACGACCTTGAGCCCATACATGACGAAAATGCTATCGCTGTTGCTTTAGGAGTCATCAAGGATATGAACCCACAGCAGGTTGTTCTCGTGGGGGACAACCTGGACTTCGCTGAATTCGGTAAGTATTTAACAGCGGCCCCATTCAAGCAGCTAGTACAAGCAGCAATCGATCGAGCAACGATACTTTGTTCTCAATTGAGAAAAGCCGCACCAAATGCAGAAATAGTGTGGATTGCAGGAAACCATGAAGCGCGATTAGCTAGATACATCCAGGCAAACGCTGAGGCTGCCTTTGGAATAACCAGAGGAAAGACAGACGGATATCGCGATGGCTGGCCAGTCATGTCCGTTCCATATCTATGCCGAATGGACGAATTCAACATAAAGTACCTTCCAGGGTATCCAGAGTCTGCTCATTACATTAACTCCAACCTTATGGTCGTACACGGAGATCGCGTCGTTTCAAATAACTCAACAACAAAGAAGTATCTTGATAACGAAAGAATTTCCGTGATCTACGGGCACATTCACCGCAATGAGTACGCATATAGAACAAGGCGCACAGACAAGGGCCCACGGACGATCATGGCTGCAAGCCCTGGTTGCCTATGCAGAGTCGATGGGGCGGTTCCTTCAGTAAAGTCCGGCATGGATGAGTTCGGTAGACCGATCCTTCAAGGGGCAGAAAACTGGCAACAAGGACTTGGAGTAGTTACATATCAGCCGGTCGGGGTTGGAGAAGAATGGTTCAACTACGAGCCCATGTGGATATACCAGGGTCGAGGAATCTTCAGAGGGAAAGAATATACAGCAGTATGACAGAAGACGATGACTCTGTAGCAGGAATAATTGCCGACCTAGAGAAAATGCAAGAAGCTGGACTAGTTGAAGTAAAGAGCATCACCGAAGAAGGTGAGTGGCTTTATGGGCTTACGGACCTCGGTAGGGCTATTGTCAAGGACGTAGGGATAGATCCAGATAAGCTCGAAGGTCTTAGGAAGGTTCTTGCATTGATGATGGGTGAAGAAAAAAGAGATAACTCCTAAAGATATACAGTTTGGAAGAAACAATATGACAACTATCATTGGCATTCAAGGAGATGGTTTTTGTCTTATTTCTGCAGACTCTCGTATATCAGAGGTAGAGGGGGACAAAGGTCTTGTATCTCAGTTCTTCAGTTTGAAAGAGTCAAACAGCAAATTGGCTCTGAACGGGCGCTACATAGTTGGGGCCGCAGGAGATTTGAGGGCGATAAACATCCTTCATCACGCATTCCAGCCTCCGGCAGCACCTCCGGCCATCAGAGGGAAGAAGCTCGATCACTTTGTTACGGTTAAATTTATCCCAGCTTTAAGGGAATGCTTCGAAGAGCAGGGCTACGCCACCCCCGACAAAGACGAAAAGAAGCATATGGCAGAGCATGCATCTACTGTGATAATGGCCGTCAACGGAATCATATATGTAATCGATAGTGACTACTCCTGGATATCTGATACTAACGGCTTGTTTGCCATAGGAAGTGGTTCTCAGTTCGCTCTGGGGGCAATGCACGCATTAATGCCAAAGGGGAAGGTAACTCTAGCTACTGCCAGGAAAGTTGCATTGAAAGCAATAGCTACAGCAGCTAGGTTCGATCCTTACACTGGTGCTCCGTACCAAACTATCGTGCAAGAAGTCGATAAACCAATAGTGCCCAAAAACAATAAATAAAAGACGTTTTTGACTATTTATGGTTTGTTTTTCACAGTTTTGCACCAAACCATAATTTGATTTGGTGTTTGCTGCCAAAAAACAGATCAATGACAACTTTTTTCAGCAGAAAATATTACAATATCCTGTTGATTTTAGGCATGATATACATGACCAAAAACTCTGTGTACATAATCTTTCTGCATCAATCGCCAAACGAAGCCAAGACAGAGGGTGCGCGCAGAACGTCATATCTCTGATAAATTTATCCAGTATGGATCACTTAGTAATAGACAACGCTTTATCCCAGACGATGTGTGAAGAAATACTCAACTCCTCAGGGTTCTTTCCTGTGAGCATGGGAGACGACGCCCGAATAGCGCAGGAAATAAACTCTTATCACTACGCCGACGACGAACAACAATGCACATTCGCCCCTTTTATGTTCTGGGACGGATGGGGTAAATCTCCAGCAGATACTCCAAAGAAGCGAGCAATCAAGGAGATATGGGAACATCGGCTCCCTTTCCCATTAGAAGAGCTCTGTGGAATTGAATACTGGACAAGAAGCTTCACTCCAGGCCAATGGCTGGCTCCTCATGTTGACGAGGACACTTTCCTATACGAACGCACGAAAAAATTTTCCGGCCCACTTATCGGTTCTGTCTACTACGGACCACAGCCAAGCGAGATAGAAGAGGGCGAATTTGTTATTTACCCTATTGTTATCGAGGACGGCTCAGAGCACTCACTAGAAGAAAGCACCCTCGGCGTGCGCGTTTCTTCTGTTACGGAAAAAGAGATCATCCAATATCAGCCAAATAGACTAGTGATAATGGACACCGGACATCAAGTTCACGGAACTGTTCCAGCGAAAAGGGGCATTCGCTATGTAATGGTAACAAACGTATGGCATGTGACAAATCCCCCTACAGCCTTAGAACTAAATACCTTCTATTACGAATAGATCCATATAAATACTAGACAGGCACGTCCCTATGTTTATGTAGTAGTAATAAGAGAAGAACATATAAATAGTGTGCTTTTCTTAGGACGTGTTGATGGAAAACAAAGATATAAACAGGGAACAAAAATTACCCAATAATAGTTCTCCACCTTTGTATGGCCTTGCTATACCTAAAAAAGATTGGTTTGGTCGTGCTGCGTGCAAAGGAAAAACGGAACTAATGTTCCCCAAGAAACATAAGGACATAACATATATTGCTCAAGCACGAGCTATATGTAAAACATGCCCTGTTAGAGAACAATGCTTAGAGTACGCACTGGAGTTCCCAGCAGCAGATATGCATGGGGTATGGGCAGGACTGACTAGCAGGCAACTGGCAGCAGAACAGAGAAGGCGAAAGATTAAGCCGACTCGACCAACGCTCGCACAGATGTGGCAAAACTGACAAAGAAGGTCGAACATTAGGCAAAAGGCTATTTGCTATCAAGGCCACCCTATGAGGCACATTCTTTAAAAAACCGGAAATGCTTGCGCCGATCCGGGTTTATCATTTTTTTCGCATTTTTGTTGTTGACAATTACATAATACGCAAATTACAAGTCGTACAAAATTGCATATCATTTAATTGGGTAATTATTTTTGCACAATTTTTATTACCACACGGTTCTAAGAGTGTTTCTCCGCGCACATATGCAAGAATTGTTTCTTCTATTGTGGGAATTGAGAACTGCGCAGGGCCTGGACTGGGGATATTCTTTTCATTTCTAATGAAATCCCACACTGCGTACAGAACAGCGTCATTGACAGCTATGTCTTTTTTGCGCGCATAGTCGATAATCTCGTTCTTTTGCCTACCCTTCATACGGATGTTGAGGGTTACATAGGAATCTAGATGTTTTGTCTTAGATGCTTTACGACCCATCGCGCTCTACCAAGGCCTGTATGTAGGCGGTGAGCGTCAGGTCAACTGCTTCTGCTTGGAATATAAGCTTCTCTTTGAATTCCCTTGTTACGCGCAGCGTCAATGTGACTACTGGCTTAGTGGGGACGACTACTGGTCTTCCTGGGTTCCGCTTCATGCATAGAACATTAGCCCAGTATCAGTGCGTTGACTGCAAGTGCTATGGCAGATATTAGGCACATTATAATTACCAAAGGATATTTGCTAAACGAAATTACCCCTATGCAAGCACTAGACATTAATAGGCATATTATTTTTAGGGTATTATTCATGGGCAATCTTTGTTGTCTGGTATCTGGTAGTGAGTGGCACTGAGCTCTTGCACTACATGATCGTACACCCTGATGAACATATCTCTGTCTCCATTGGTATGCAGGCCATACGCGCCAGGTCCTAGGTTCTTTAGGGTGATGGATAGGGCCTCTGAGATCTTCAGCGTTGGAAACTGTCCGGAGTTGATCTCGTGGGATATGGTAAGTAATTTACCCCAAGCAACATAGGGGTCATCGAATTGGGTCATTCCAATACGGCTATTTATTGCGGAACGACGTACGTCTCCTGGTTTTGGCAAGAATACTGTTTTGACGGCTAGGTCGAGAATTGCGCGCTTAGCTTCTTGGTACTCGACGTCATGGAGTACGTCGTACCATGCTCTATATACGGCCTTCTCCCGTAACTCCTCTTGAGGGAGTGCCGCGTTGAATGTGGCGTATGCCTGGTCAACGATGTCGGCCAGCTCCAGCTTATTCATTTACCCAACTATCCCTAGCTGACTTCTTTGTGTTGGCTTCGTTGTACTCGATAAACATCTCCACATGCTTGGAGTCCTGGAAGATAAGAGAGATGTCGTTGTAGAACTTCTTGCTGGGGTTCTTGCCCATGTGCCAATCGGAAGCTAGACACCCCTCTATGGCCTCTCTGCAGGCCTCTACGCCGTAATTGGCAATAGCCCACCCAATTCTGTTCTCGCGCTTTGCGTCCATGATGGGGCGCGTCTTATTCATGCGCAGTTTCCAGTATTCGAATATCTCTATTTTAATATCTGCCGTAACAGAAGAACTTGCGTCTAGCTGCTCCTTGGTGTGCGAGCTCACTGATCCCTTTTTTCTACCCATTGGAACACTTTACTGCAAGTCTTCCACCACCGTCAATAGTTAGCCGTGAGAAATGGGCAAAAAATAAAAAACGAAAATATTAAAATGTCACTTACGAGAACGATAATTAGTAATTGATAATAATAAAGTTATCGATTAACAACTTATATTACGTAGAAAGATACGTAACTAGAAAGATCTAAATAACATAAAGTTTGAGGGGGGTCTGGGGGGAACTTTAAATTAATTCCCAGAATCCAGAACGTCGCAAACTAGACCAACGATTTTCTCGAGGTCTTCAATAAATTCTATTCCAACTTTTTGACGTCAATGCTGGTTGGTACTTTCGTACCTTTCCCGTTCACGGGCTATTGGTTTGAAAACATAGCAGAGTCTTCCACCACCGTCAAACAGTTCCATGAAATTTTTTTCGGCCGGTGGGGGTGGGGTTGTTTGCTGTCCATGTGGAAGACGTGAATTTAATCTTGCGCGCAGCTAAAATCGTGTGGTAAAGTAGCGGGGCTCACTTAGTAATTTCCCCTTTCATTACTAAGTGAGCAGGCTCCAGGGTTGAGCTCTTCGCAATTAAACTTGCGCTGAGCTCCCTTGGGGCCATTACTTCCAGAACTTCAAGTAGATTTCGTCTACTTCGCTGGCCTTGTTCCTCTTGTTTTTCTTGTCTGTCTTTTTTGCCCGGTCTTCCAGGTAGCCGGACAGATGGCTGTATTCGAGATTTACATTTTTGGCCGGATGGCTATCGATCGATTTTTGCTGATTTTTTAAATTTTCTTGATTCAATAAATCACTTAGATCTTTGTCCATCCCAGAGGGGTCCTCCATGTATGACCAGGATTCGATAACTTCTTTTTTGAATTCAGCTTTGTCTTTAGCGGCTGCGTAGCGCGACTTAATTGAATAAAACAATCTTTCACTGCAGATGCCAAGCGCGACGCCGACTACTGAAAAAAGTATAAGCTCTGCCACTTTTACTTCCCTTTCTTCTCGCCTGTGATCATTGATGTCGCGCGGGAGCCAATAACGTTTGCTAATGATGCAGTTAAAAGAACAAAAGCTGTTCCTTTAATCGAATCCCAATATTCAATATCGAACGATCGCATACGTCCGGTAAACTGGTTTTCTGAATAAAGAGCAAAAATATCAACTGCAGCCCAGAATATAGATCCGAACAAAAATGACATAACCGCCAATAGGGCAGCGGCCTTGGTGGATATTTTGATTAATCCTAAAGCTCCAGCTTCTGATAAGTCTAATTTTTTCATTATTTGATTCCTTTTCTAAAGTCCGAACTAAGTTTAAGCATGAACCAGTCTCGTTCCCACATCATGCCTATTGCACAGTATCCTATAATGTCCATGTAAGTATCAGCGATCGGTTCATTTCTGGCCTCGCCGGAAGAGTTAATCGAGAGATTCTTCAAGCGCGCTATTTTGTCATGAACCCTGACTAGTAGACCCTGTCTTCCGAATCGAGCAATGTTGTCGTGCCCATAGTCGTGCTGTTTTTCGGCGAGAGTCTGGGCAATTGATGCGCAGGACATGAAGACGCCTACGGCATGATCGGTTGAATTTTTTGTTTTTTTGTTGCCTGCAGCGGGAGCTTCTGGTTCCGCCGGAGGAAGTGAGTTAAAAATTCCACGATTTATACCAGCCGCAGCAGCAATCGATCCTAAAATTTTCCATTCTTCAACCCAATAAGCGTTATCTGAATCGAACCAGTTAAAAGAATTAATCATTCCTTCGAATTGATTATCGATCAATTTAATACATTCTGTAATTATGTTTAAACTATCTGGAGCTGCCTGGCCAGAGAATGGAACTGGAAACAGATTTTTACTGTTTTTTTCAAATTGATCCAGGTGCCCGGCAATTTGGTTGCATTTTCCGAATATTTCCCACACGCACGCGTTAGCTGCATCTTCCCAGAATAAATGAGTGCCTGGATCTTGGTCTTCTACCACCGTCAATGACATCTATAGGTCTCCATCTAATAGTTTTTCCCACGTCTCTGGTGGGTTCACCCTTATCTCAAATCTAACCAGATCTGCTAGCTCGTCAAGCATTTTGATCCACCTATCTTCTGCCGGGTCGTCGCTGTCGTCGCTGTCGAGCTTGTCCAGCATTGCCATGATCTTGTCTTTTGAAAAACATGCAATTATTGATTTATCATTAGCTCCTCTGGCCAGGACCGGGCCGTCTGAGCCCAGAGCTTCGAAAGGCACGTGGATGGCCGTAACAACAATGTCATCTTCCGTGAAGATAAATACGGTATTTTGAGCAGGGCCGGAGCTGTCTAGCATTTCTTGAGCAACCAGTGCTGCGATATCTTCGTTTATCTTGGCCCCAAGTAAAGATTCTTTTAGATTTTTAAATATTTTATCTTTGTTTTGATTTTCGTCATCGAAGCCTAGCTCTATCCATTTTTTCTTAGAATCCCAGTTGATCATTGTCGATCTCCTTTTCGTTGGCGGTAATGGTTTTTTGTTCAATTTCTACTGCAGCGTCGTAGATGACCTCCCAGTAGATGTCCCACAATCTTGGGTCTTCCATGCAATAGGAGGAGATTAGGTGGAGGATGTCTTCTGAACATGTCTGGATAAATTTACGAGAATTAGTAGAATTAACAGCGTCGAGCTCTTCGAGTGTTGTGGACTCATGAGATTCTCTAAGAATAGAAATAGGGTCAAAAGGCAAAGAATACATAATTAAATTTATGCGCGCCTGTGACTTCGGGTCGATGTCGTCGCCCAGCATCCATGGTTCTTCGTTGATGTCCATGATTACCTTTCGTATTTTTTTGTTTCGTAACAATCGAGACAGAGGGGATCGCTCCAACGTTGGTCCCCATAGATATCTGCCTTATCGAAGCTGGCTTCACATTCGAAGCAGATAATGGTTCCATCATCTTCTGGCGTCCATGATTCTATCGGTAGCTGTTTGATCATGTTTCTCCTTTGATCTGGTCTACACACTCTATCCACCACCGTTGATTATGTCAACTGCATTTAAAATTATTCTATGTAAAAGATAATGTAATTTTTTCAAAATATGAACCAGACATACAAGCGCGACGAACATATGTTCGATTAACATTTACAGCATGGACAACAACACAAAATTTAATACTTATCTAGGGGCACTTGGCGAATACATTTCGCGAGAAGGAAATTCAAAAGTTCCAGCAATTCATATTGAAAAATATAAAGAAAATGAAATATCTCTTGGTGCATGGGTTGGATATATTCGACAGAGATATCGTAAAAATCTTCTTCCTCTGGATCGAGTAAAAAAAATGGAAGAAATTAATCATTGGCAGTGGGGCCCTTTCCAGCCAGGACCAGCTACAGACGATGAAAGAAATATTCAGATTTATTCAATGAGATCTAGCGGAGCTTCACTTCGAGAGATCGCAGATGAGTTTGATCTTTCGCGTCAGCGTGTTCATCAGATAATCAAACGTTCTCAAGCAGGCTCTTCCACCACCGTCAATTAGTTCCCACGAGAAACAGTTTGTTGTTATTGAATTAATAAGGCAGGGCGACGCGATGGTAACAAGTAGAAAATTTCCGAACGAATGGTCATCAAAAGACAACTTCGGCAGCTCCAGGAAAGAGCCCCGGGCTGTTAAACCCAGCGGGGCTCCAAACAGCATGGCGGCAGGAATCATCGGGTTCGTTCTACTTGTGGTTGTTGTGAGCTTGCTCGGCTCGGCTCTTGCGCGTGTACTCCACACGGCAGGCGTAGTCCAGTGGCAGTTGTCGGTGCTGGAAGTCTTTGCCATATCTTCTATTTCTGTGACGCTTCGCGCTATTGATAGAGCAGTTTTCGGAGCGATAGATCGGTTCGGTGGCAACAAGTAGCGCACGAGCAACCAGCGCAACAAAAAATGCAAAACTGGCGAGAAGCAAGAATGTCAGTAAGTTCATTGCATTACCTTTTCATTAAGAGCGATTATCTGCTTTAACACTTCACGAATATCGGGAATCTCGTAACTGTTGAGAGTGTCTAGATCTCTCTGTGCCTGTGCTGGCGTGTATGAGTCGTTAATTAGATCATCGCATACGCTTTTGGCGAAGTGAGTCATAGAGAGACAAACGAGAAATAATTTGTCAGCAAGTTCAGTACCAAGTGTTATTTCATTGCTGGGCATAGTGAGCCTTTCTAGTAATTTACATTATCCTGAGTATTGTTTTTAAGCAAAAGATTCACCTATTACATTATCCTTGAGTAAACGATTCTGCTACCTGTAGAGCAAAACTTTATTTATGAACACTAACAGTGTTAGGGGAAGTCACATTACTAAAGGATAATGTAACTCCCCCTACCAACTGCTGGAGAGGTTTACGGCATAGGTAAATTACCCATGTGCGCTTTCCATGTTTGCTTAAACTGATAAGGATAAACAGTTTGGGCTTTGCCACCATTCGCCAACTTTGACAACTGGATTAACGCTTCCTCAATGTGAGGCACGATAATATAGTTATGCTTATTGGCGTATGTTAGACACTGCATGGAAAGTAGTTCATGGAAGCCATCGTTTTTTCCGCAAACTCCACCATCCGTGATCCACACCAACGGAGAAGTTTTGTGTTTTTGATTTTCTACTCCCCAAACTATTGCTGGGTAGTCAACTCCATTGCCATAGCCATAGTCAATGCCTGATAGTGATTCCACCATTTTGCCTTTGTCAGCAACAACCCATAAGTTAGAACCCTTGTCATTGTTCCTGTCGCTGTAAATAGCAACAGTACAGCCAGGTGCGTAACTGATAATTTTTTCTATCTGTTCTTCAGTGAATGACATGGAGCCACTTCCATCAATGATTACCATGCCACCGCTGCCCTTTATCTTTTTGTCAAAAACCCTCATTGCTGGGTCTGTGAGTAGTCGGTGCATACGACGGGGGCGACGACCCATATTTGTAGCAATGCGCTTTTTACCGATAGTGCCTTTCAGCATTTTTGGTAATGGCACACGCTCTACTCGTAACTCTGCCCACGATGGGACTCCACCAGCACTAACTGGAGAAATGTTACCGAGAGGGTTTCCGTCTTTCTTGGCTTCCGTGTAGTCACCCTTATTCCCAATGCCTGACTTCTTCTCTACATCATCCTTTGGTAACGAGCCACTGCTAGGAACACCCTTTGGGGCTGGTGGTGGTGGGGGTGGTGGTGGGAAAGAAGCAATCCTGTCAACCCATTCCGCAATTCGTTCGGTCTGAGCAAAACCAACAGGCTCTAATCCACCATGTTCACGAGTATCGCCAAGACTCGTGTATTTGCTGGATTTTTTCATTTCCTTTAATGCTTTCTTGCTTATCGCCAGTAGAGAATCTCCCCAATGACGATTATGCCTGCGAACACCATTAAGGAAAGGCTTTAGCCCATTCGTGTTAGTCGCTGCGATAGTCATGGCAACTGCTCCTGCCCAATCTCCCGTCTTGGAAAGACGTTCTCCTGTTGCTAGTTCAGAGCCATTGATTAGTGATTCCTTGACTGGAATGCCGACAGATTCACATAGGAAGTTCACACGAAGTTCCTCAACAACTCTCATGGCCTGCTCTGAAGCAATGCCACGAGAAATGAAGTTACTAAACTGCTCAGGGGTCGGTGAGATTTTGCTGTGCATTAGTTCGTGAGCCCGAACAGCACGACTGTAGTCGTCATCAGCAAATGGAGCGTACATAACTCTGTTGCCAATATCTGTTCTTGGTTCTCCCGAAATGGCACGACAATCCTCAACTTGCCAAACTTCGTGAGCAATATCTTTTCTGCCAATTATCGTAGGTTCGGCTTTCGCCGTTCCCACACTCACGGAATCGCTGGAGTGTGGGAACGGTTTGCCACCGCTACTTTTTGTTGAGTTAAGGGTTGTCATCAGGAAACTCCGTCCACTGAAAATGCGTCAAGGATTTGCTTTGCACGACGACCGAATGTGAGTTCACACGCACGTTCCATGCCGACAGATTTGCGCAATTTGTCGAGAGCAAGAAATGCTCGCAAAGAGATTCTGTCGTCGCCAGCGTCAGCCATGCGAACTGCGTATTTACGCAAGTCAGACGAAAGACGAAGTAGAGCAGTTGGGTGCGGAGCGTCAATACGGATACGAATTGGGAAACGGTCTGCCAACGCTGTTGGGAGTTCTCCCATATTCTCAATGTTCGTTGTCATGATCGCTGAGAATCCTTCAGACGGTTTGAGTACATCGCCAGTTTCGGGATGCTCAAATGATGCTGATTCAGGTGAGTCAAGCATGGCGAGAAGCGTTGCGAAAACGTCGCCACCTGCCTTGTCAATTTCGTCAACGATCAAGCGACCGCCATTAACGCCGTTGCCTTTCCATGCTTTGAGAGCAGAACCATCAAGCCACTGGAAGCCACCATGCTTAGAAGGCATGAATCCACCAGTAACGTCCATGTTCGTCATGTCCTCTGTGCAAACAAGACGAAATGCTCCTGCTTCTACATTGCCCATGCTCATTCCTGCATAAGTCTTTCCGATACCGCTTGGCCCGAAAAGAATTATTCTGTCAATTCCTGCCTCTAGGCATTCGTTAAATGCTTTCCAGCATTCGGGTAGTGTGTTGTCTGTGGTTGTAACCATTGTCTAGTCTCCTCTAGTAGTTGGGATGGATTACTTAGTCAGATTAACATGGCAGGGACAGACTGTTAATTAAATTGAGTGTGAGTGAAAGCAGTTCTTACATCATCCTTTAGTAACGGCGACCCTTTCCCCCACCGTCAATCTCTACCCGTGAGGAACAGTGAGAGAGAACCACATAATTTTTTTGCAAATTATTTTTCTTACATTATCCCAGCATGCCCCCGACAGAGACGAATTGATGTTGCTTGCGTGTGCGGGTTGGAGCCCCGGGCTCTGCACGCGTAGCGGGGCTTACACTGAGCTCGATTTATGGATGTTGCATTATCCTTTAGTAAGCGAATTTACATTATCCTTTAGTAACAAGACGGCCGTTGTAAAGGATAATGTAGAGCCGAATCATCACTCACGCTCTGGTGGGCAAGTTGCTTCGTAGAGACCATTCTTTATCTTCTTATAGTGGAGAGACTCCTTGATGTACCCTAAGGTTGTCTGATACGAGAACCCAGCGACCTCAACAAGTTGGTCTATGGAGAACTGCTCTCCTACATGGTCTTGTGCAAACTGCTCAAAAGCTGACCACTTGTCTCGTCGCTTCTCGGGCTTCTCGCTCTCATCACTGACAGAATGTCCAGTGAATCCATCTACTATATATTTTGCGATGTCGTCGGGAACGCCGTAGGTGCGTAGGAAATGCAATGGGTGACGGGTGCTTCCTTCACGCTGCCAAATGAGCAATACGTCCATTCCACGAACGGTCTCGGTGGCACGAGTGCTTTCATCTTTCGGAACTGAAAATGCATCTTTATATTTTTTTACAAGTTTTTGCCATAAGCCTTTATGGACTTCCAATACGAGTTCGGGGGTGATGGTCGTTTGCATTATCCTTTAGTGTCACTTTCCGTTTGGCTTGCTGTCGTTAGTAGTATTCGTAAGTCTAATAATATGTCCATTATTACCGTTGCTGATACTGTCTCGCGGTTCGCACATTCCGCGAGAGCAGTATCAACTATGGCACATGAACGCTCAATCCATCGTGGGATATCACGCTCAGTCATTGCTTATTCGCCGTTTTTTTCTTTTTTGCGCTTTGGTGCATCACGTAATTTGCTTGTGTATCCACGAGCGACGGTGGCAAAACGAGTGAACATGACAAATGAAATTATGGTTTGGGCAAGTTTTCCCATTTCAATTTCCTCTAATTCTTTTGCTCCGTAATTCTCAAATCCCAGCAACTCACTCATTGTGGAAATTCCCTCGTCAAATACAGGAACACCAAAATCGTCATACTTGTATGGAGCGATTACCGTGTAGAGATTACGACATTCCCAATCAACGGCAGTGACCATTAGTGTCTCTCTCACTTCACTAAATGGGTTTTCCCGAAAATCTTTTTCAAGACCGCCCCCCTGTATCTGTCCAGCAACGATTGAATTCTCGGCAGGGCTAGTATAACCCTCTGCAATAATTGCAATAAATGAAAATTCCTTAGCAGGCAAATGCTTTACTATGTCTCCAATGCAATCGTAAATGTCATCACGATGAATAAGCGGGAGTACAGCAACCTTGTAGGGCTTGCTTGTGTCGTTCTCGTGCTGAAATTCCATAGCCTCGTCAAAGGCTTCATCGCTTTCCTCTGTGCTAACAAAACCAATCATCATGACAGACGGGTTGTCCTGCATTGCTTCTTCTTTGCACATTTCTGTTTTTGCGAAGATAGACCTATGCATGAATTCTTCGCACATAGTCTGCATATCTAGTACCGTTGGTTGAATGTCCATTTTATTCTCCTTGTTTAGTAGGTTGTATTAAGTTTCTTATTTCTATTCTTCTTCGTAATCGTCATAATCGGGATTCTGACTGTATAACTTCTCTGCCCAATAAGCGTCGTCAGCACGTTCTTCTGCTGGGTGACCGCAACATGGTCTATCTTCGCAACTGCACATTTGATTCTCCTTTCGTAGTGGGTTGTTTTTAGTGTATCAGCAATGGTACAGATAAGCGACTTTACATTATCCTTTAGTAACCGATTAATTTGCCAGCATGACATTGGGCTCCAAATTGAGAGCGTGACAGAGTGAAATAAAACTTTCCAAACTTGGCGAGTAATGTTCGTTCTCTATTCTGTTAATTGTTTTCCTATCAAGACCTGCTAGTTCGGCAAGTTCGCCCTGAGATAATCCCCGAAGTGATCGCTCTTCTTTTAGTCTTGCTGGAAAAATCTTTTCTACTATTGTTTTGGTATTGCGTGTAGTCATAATTGTTTTCCTTTCTTTGAGTACCGCAGGTGGAACTGTACCTACACAGGTTCTCAATCACAACCCTTTCCGCCACCGTCAAAAGCCAATAGGGGAATAGCGAGTGTAAAACTTGGCGCATTATCCCAACACGCCCCCGCAGCGACATTACCTAAATACGCCCCCATTCGACAAAAGCGCGGCGAGCAGGTTGAAGCCCCGCGGCCCTCCCTGCCGTAGCGGGGCTTATTCCGGCAAAAGTTACATTATCCTTTAGATAGGAATTGCATGAGCTAGACGAGCGTCTACGATCTCGACACCATCTACGGGAGCAGACCACATGCGATGGACTATTGTCCAAAAACTTGGAACGGTGTAGGCAATCTCATCTCGTGACACTCCGTGCGAATCAAAACCCTCTTCCGTGCCAAACCGCGAAATAGAGACATATTCGGTGGCGGTTACATTATCCTTCAGTAACAGGCAGTGAGCCCCAACGAGTATTTCCCGACGAGCGATGCCGCTAATGAAGGAAAAGAATAAGATGATAGTGCTCCAAATCAGAGCAAATGGATTCGTGTTGTCTTTCTCGTT